CCGGGGCATTCCGGCGCCGCCGACCTCAAGGCCGCCATGGCCCACGGCACGGTGGGCGGCATGTCGGTCGGCTTCCTGGCCACCAAGGACGACTACGACCTCGGCGCGACCGGGCGGATCTTCAAGAACGTCGCCGCGCTGCGCGAGATCAGCATCTGCACCTTCCCGGCCAACGAGCAGGCCACCGTGTCCTCGCTCAAGAGCCTGGAGGGTATCGACACCCTTCGCGACGCGGAGCACTGGCTGAGGGATTCGGCTGGCCTCTCCAAATCGGAAGCGCAGGGCCTCATCGCCCGCATCAAGTCCGCGGTTCGGAGCGAGTCCGAAGGCGGCGACCGCGTCACCCTCGCCGCGCTCCTCGAGCGCATCCAGACCTTCCCCTCCCTGAACTGAGGAGTTTCCCCATGTCCGATCTGGCCATCATCCAGAAAGCCATCGAAGACGCGCAGAAGAACATGCAGCAGCTGTTCGAGGCGCAGAAGAAAGAAATCGAATCCACCGGCGCCGTCAGCAAGCAGCTGCAGGACGACCTGATCAAGGTGCAGGAGGAGCTGAAGACCGCCGGCACTCGCCTGTTCGACCTGGAGCAGAAGCTGGCCTCCGGCAGCCTCGACCCGGCGCAGACCGAGAAATCCTTCGCCGAACGCACCGCCGAGGCGCTGATCAAGGGCTGGGACGGCCGCTCCGGCCACGCCGAGGTGAAGTCCTTCCACAAGGCACTGGACAGCGGCGCGGCCAGCGCCGGCGCGCTGATCCAGCCGCAGACCCTGCCGGGGATCCTGATGCCCGGCCTGCGCCGCCTGACCATCCGCGACCTGCTGGCCCAGGGGCAGATCTCCAGCAACTCGCTGGAATACGTGCGCGAGAACGTCTTCACCAACGGCGCCGCGCCGGTGGCGGAGAAGGCGCTGAAGCCGGAGTCCGGCCTGACCTTCGCCAAGGAAACGGCCAACGTCAAAACCATCGCCCACTGGATCCAGGCGTCCCGTCAGGTGATGGATGACGCGCCGCAGCTGCAGTCCTACGTCAACAACCGGCTGCTGTACGGTCTGGCGCTGGTCGAGGAAACCCAGCTGCTCAACGGCGACGGCACGGGCGACAACCTGATCGGCCTGAACGCGGTGGCGACCGCCTACGACGCGAGCCTGGACGCGGTCGGCGACAGCAAGGCCGACCAGATCGCCCACGCCATCTTCCAGACCAGCGAGTCGGAGTTCGAGGCCAGCGGCATCATCCTCAACCCGCGCGACTGGCACGCCATCGCGCTGCTGAAGGACGCCAACGGGCAGTACGTCTTCGGCGGTCCGGCCGCCTTCGCCGCCAAGGTGATGTGGGGGCTGCCGGTCGTGGCCACCAAGGCCCAGGCGCAAGGCACCTTCACCGTGGGCGGCTTCGACATGGCCTCGCAGGTCTGGGACCGGATGAACGCCAGCATCGAGGTGAGCCTGCACGACCGGGACAACTTCGTGAAGAACATGCTGACCATCCTCTGCGAAGAGCGCTTGGCCGTGGCCCACTACCGGCCGGCCGCGATCGTCAAGGGCGCCTTCACCGTCCCGGCACCCTGAGCGAGGCCCCTATGGTGACGATTGACGCCGCGGCGGTCGTGCCGCTCGAAACGCTGCGCCTGCACTGCCATGTCGACGACGACCTGCAGGACGGCCTGCTGCAGCAGTACGCGCAGGCCGCGCTGGACTACTGCCTGGCGGTCGTCGACGAGCCGGGGATCGATGCGTCGGAGCGGGTGCCGCCGCGGATGACACAGGCGGTCCTGATGCTGGTCGGCCACTGGTTCGCCAACCGCGAGGCGGTGGTCACCGGGACCATCGCCGCGCAAGTGCCGCTGGCGGTCGAGGCCCTGCTCTGGACCTGCCGCAACTTCTACGGCGGCCCGCTGCCGGTGGTGGGGTGAGCCATGCAGGCCGGCCGACTCCGTCACCGCTGCACCCTGCAGCAAAAACAGCGCAACGCCGACGGCATGGGCGGCGGTCTCGAAACCTGGACCGAGCGGCGCTCGCTCTGGGCCGAGATCGCCATTCCGACCGGCCGCGTCGCCACCGTGGCCCAGCAGCTGGAGGCCACCGTGACCGCCGAGATCCGCGTGCGCCTGGCCGCCGACATCCGGGCGGGCATGCGTCTGGTGCACGGCGGCACGACCTACGCCATCGAGGCGGTACTGCCCGACAACGACCGCACGCTGCTCCGGCTGCTGTGCTCCAGCGTTGCGCATCCCTGAGGAACGACCATGGCTAGACGATCGAGAATTTTGGGCGACTTCAAGCTACGTCGCCTGCTGCGCAACATCCACAAGACCCTGGACAACGAGCTCAAGCCGGCCATGCAGCAGGGAGCCGACAAGATCCTCGCCGACATGCAACGCCTGGCGCCGAAGGACACCGGCGCCGGTGCTGGCGCCCTGACGGCCTTCGTCGCCAAGTCCGGGCTGGACGCCCAGATCGGCCTGCGCGGCAAGAAGGCCAACCGGAAGTTCTACTACCTGCGCTTCATCGAGTACGGCACCAAGGGCGTGTCCGGCGAGAAGCGCGCCGGCAATCGCAACCGGCGCGACAGCAACAAGAGCGACGGCGAGCACTGGTTCGGCAAGTACCCGGACATCCCGGCCCGGCCGGCGCATCCGTTCGTTCGCCCGGCCTATGACCTGAACCGCGACGAGATGGTGGCGCTGATCCGCCAGGCCATCGCCAGCACCCTGGCCCGCGCCGCCGGAGGTGGCCCGTGAGCGATCCGTCCCTGGCCGTCCAGACCGCTCTCTACCAGGCGTTGACGTCCGGGCTGAGCTGCCCGGTCTACGACGCCGTGCCGGAGGGTGCCGCGTTTCCCTACGTGACCCTCGACTACGAGGTCGCCTCCAACCGCGACTTCCTCGCCAGTCGTATGGACGAGCGTTTCCTGTATCTGTCCGTCTGGTCGCAGTACCCCGGGCAGGCCGAGGTGAAGCGCCTCATGGGCGAGATCGACGCCGCCGTGCACGGCAAGTGCCTGCCGCTGGGTTCGGGCCAGTCCACCCGGATCAGCGTCCGGCGCAAGAGCACCAACCGCGAGCCGGACGGCCGTACCTATCAGGGGCAGGTCGTCCTGCAGGTTCTGACGCCGCACTGACGCCAGCTCAACCAATCCAGCCCGCCCAGCGCGGGCTTTTTCGTTCCTGCCGCGCCCGCGGCATCACTCCACAGGAGACAACCCATGTCCGTCATGACCGGTGCCGGCACCCGCGTGTTCATCGGCAGCAAACTCACGGCTGCACTGAGCGACGACGACGCCACCGACCTGGCCGCGCTGAAGGCGGCCGCCATCACCTATACCGAGATCGGCGAACTGATCGGCGTCGGCGACTACGGCGACTCGGTTAGCGATGTGTCCTACACCGCGCTGGCCAAGTCCCGCGTCACCCACCTGAAAGGCGTGGCTGATGGTGGCACCGTCGATCTGACCATCGCCTTCGATGCGGGTGATGCCGGCCAGGACGCCCTGGTGGCGGCCAGCAAGGACCGCGCCGGTTTCTACTACCTGTACCCGCTCAAGATCCAGTACGTCGACGGTCTCACCGACTACTGCGCCGTGGCCGTCCAGGGCGTGCGCAAGCAGCCCGGCTCCGGCAACGACGTCGTGCAGCGCGTGGTCACCGTGGCCGTCAACAGTCCGATCCTGGAAGACGCCGGCGCCTGATCCTTTTCCTGGCCCGCCGCCGGCGGGCTTGCCCTTTCTGACTCGAGGAGCTCTCCATGACTACCCAGACCCTGCGCGGTACTACCGCCGTCACCGTCGGCGAAGACGTCTTCACCCTGGTCCCGAATCTGGCCGCCGTGCGTGCCATCGAGCTGCGCTACGGTGGTCTGCTGAAGGCAGCCCAGGCCTGCGACGCCATGTCCGTCGATGCCGTCGCCCATGTCGTCTCCGCCGGCGCCGGCCTCACCGGCAAGGCCGCCGAGACCCTGCCCGAAGGCGTATTCCAGGCGGGCGTGGTGCGCGTGTACGGCCAGATCCGCCCCTATCTGCTGGCCCTGCTGAATCCGCGCGGCGCCGAGGAGGGCAAGGAGGGAAACGCGGAACCGGACGGGAGCGCGAAAGCGCCGTAAGGGACGGCAGCTACGTCGACTACCTGTTCGGCGTGGCCACCGGCCTGCTGGGCTGGCTGCCCGACGTGGCCTGGCGCACGCCGATCCCGGAACTGCTGATTGCCATGGACGCCAAGATCGAGTGGGCGATCGCGTTCCATCCGTTCGGGGGCGGGAAGAAGGAGCCGGAGAAGCAGACGCCGCAGGCGATGCGGGCGGCGCTGCGGGCAAGGAGCAAGTGATTATCGACAGTCGCGGCGTTGTTGCGCAGGAGTGCTTCTGGCTACTGAGTTAGCGCATAACCACGATCCTTCGTAGGTTGATTCGTATAGGTCTTGGCACGAATACGTCACCTGTGAAGACATGGATAATGGCGCTTTGATATGATCCTGCTTTTCATTACATGGATAGGCAGGAATGAAGAAAGCATCGATCGCTATTGCTCTCGGCGTCATATCGGCACTGGCTGGCTGCTCAAATCGTGTGGCAGATATGACCATCGGAAGTACGAAAAACTACAATATTAACGCTGCGAAGTTCATAAAAGGGCCAAGAGTTGTTGGTAAGGATATTCGACCAGTAATTATTTTCCCAATAGGGAGCCCTAATATTAAAACAGCCATGGACAAGGCTATCGAACAGGACAAGTGCGCCGTTGGTTTAGCTGACGTTGTCGTTCGCACAGTTAACTATTCGTTTTTGATCGGTGCAATTGGACATGAGGTTGAGGGGAGCCTGATTATCGATGCCAGCCAGCTGGGCTGCGAGCATAGGGCGTAAGACACAAAAGCCTTGATGCTGGCGCGGCCTATGAAGTCGATGTGCAATAGCCGCTAACAAGCAATACCAAGCCCGCTAAAGTGCGGGCTTTTTCATTCAACCAACCCGCTCCGGCGGGTTTTTTATTGCCCGGAGAACCGCATGGCCGAACAAGACGTCCAGGGGATGCTGATCCGCATCGAGGCTACCGCGGCTCAACTGATCAGCGAGCTAGGGCGGGCCGACCAGGCGGTGGGTTCGACCAGCCGGAAGATCGACAAGAGCCTGTCCGTCGTCGACCGGGCCTTCGACCGGATCGATGCCACCATCTCCGGTGCCGTCGGCCAGGCGCTGGGTGATCTGAACGCCAGCGTCGCCGCCGCCTATGCCCATCTGGACCGGCTAGAGTCCGGCTTGACGGGCACCTCGCAGTCCGCGGCCCGGATCGTGCCGGCGTTGAGTAGCTCGAACGAGGCCCTGAAAAAGGGCGGACTCAGCGCCGGCCAATACGCCCAGGCCATGCGTCTGCTGCCGATGCAGCTGTCGGACGTGGTCAGCAGCCTGGCCAGCGGGATGCCGGTCTGGCAGGTGGCGATCCAGCAGGGCGGGCAGGTACGCGACGCCTTCGGCGGGATCGGCAATGCCGCCCGCGGGGTGGCTTCCGCCGTCGGGCCGGTAGCCGGTACTTTCGGCGCCATTGCGGCTGCCGCTGCCGTCCTACTTTCCGCTCATGAGAAGGGGGCGGCCGAGGCTCGGGGCTACGCGCAGGCGCTGATCCTCACCGGCAACGCTGCCGGTACCAGCGCCGATGCCCTGGCCGGCATGGCCATCGCCCTGGACCAGGCCGGCTCGACGCAGCACGCCGCCGCGGCGGCGCTGGCCGAGCTTGCCGGCAGCGGCCGGTTCGCCGAGAACCAGCTCGGTGCTATCGCCGAGGCGGCGCTGGCCATGGAGGAGGCCACCGGCACGGCGGTGGCCGAGACGGTCAAGGCTTTCTCCGCTCTGGCTGACGCCCCGGCCGCGGCCAGCGCCAAGCTGAATGAGCAGTACCACTACCTGACCGAGGCGGTTTACCGGCAGATCCGTGCGCTGGAAGAGCAGGGCCGCACGACTGAGGCCGCCAAGCTGGCGACCGATACCTATGCTGCGGCCCTGCAGGAGCGGGCCGGGCAGATCGACGAGCACCTGGGCACCCTGCAGCGGGCCTGGCGGGGAATCACCGGCGCCGCCGGCGAAGCCTGGGACGCCATGCTCGGCCTGGGTCGCGAGAAGACGCTCGAGCAGCAGATCGCCCAGCTGGAAGGGCAGTTGGAGAACCTGCGCCACAACCCGTTCACCGGTAGCGTTTTGGACTTCGGCCCCAGCGAAGAGGAACTGAGCAACGCTCTGCTCGGCCTGCGCATTCGGCAGCAGGGCCAGGCCTTGATCGCCGAATCGGCCGCGGAAGAAGCCCAGCTCACTCAGGAGCGCATCGCCGCCGCCCAGCGCGAGCAGAAGGCCCAGGAGTCGCTGAACCAGTCCTTCGTCTCCCGGCTGGTCAGCCTGAAGCAGTCCGCCGCCCTGCAGGGGCAGAATTCCGAAGAGGCCCGAGTCCGCTACGAGACCGAGCTGGGCAGCCTGGCCAAGCTCGGCGACGCGCAGAAGCAGGCGCTGATCACCGAGGCTCGGGCTATCGATGCCAAGCGGGCAGCGGAGCAGGCATCGAAGGATCAGGCCGAGGCCAGCAAGAAGGCGGCTGAGGCGCAGAAGCGGGAGGCTGCCTCATTCCAGCAGCTGCTGGACAGCCTGCTCCCGGTCGAGGCCGCTAGTCGAAAATACAGCGAGACCCTGGCCGCGCTAGACAAGGGGCTGATTGCGGGCTCCCTGTCGCTCGATACTTACCAGTCCGCCGTCGAGTCGGCCTGGCAGGCGCTGAACAAGGCCGATTGGGACAAGCAAAACCAGCAGGTCAAGGAGGCCAACGACCAGTTCAAGTCGCTGGCCGACCGCCTCGATCCGGTGGCCGCAGCTGCCGCGCAGTATGCCAAGGATCAGGAGACCCTGAACGGGCGGCTAGCCGGCGGGAAGCTCTCCGCCGAGGAATACGCCCGCCTGCTGGGCTTGCTCGATCAGGAGTATCAGAAGAATTCGGCTTCCAACAGCGAATGGGCCAAGTTCACCGAACGCCAGCTCGACCGCGTAGATCAGGCGTTCTCCGACGCTTGGCTCAACATCGGCCACGGTTTCGACTCGTTTTCCTCCGGCCTGAAGCGCGCCTTCGAGCAGATGCTGGCCGAGCTGGCCCATATGGCGATCACCCGG